ATCTTGACTTCCTGCCACCATGTTAGCTCTTTTTCTACCGGGTAAGGAACTTGAACTTCACGCACACGGTCAACATATAAGGTATCTGTTCTTCCTCTATCCCTGTACTGCGTGCGCCATCGCTCAACGAATACCGTGTCACCCTTCTCGCGAATGTAGATGGAATCCTTAATGTGGATTGAATCTCTCTCGTGGATGGTGAGATACAAACTGTCTACACGTACAGTTTCAACAGGCACATACTTTACACTCCGGCATGATGAGCATATTGCCAACGTCAGCAATATGACACAATAAATTATGGTTTTCATAAGCTTGCAACATTAACATACAACCCTACCAAGCTGCTTAAGTCATGGGTCAATGCCTGACCGCTGTCCCTTGTGCAGATATACAATACGTCATTCTGAGTATAGTACTTGCCCTCGAATAACTCCATAGGAGGTGTATAGGGTATCGGGTCATCCTTGGTGCCTGATGCGGTCTCTACAACCACTTCGTAGAGTGCTGCCGTAGCCATGCCGGGATATTGGCTTTCCAAAACCATAGGGATATCTTGCCGGACCTTATACAGGTGTTCCTTGTAATTAACCTTCATTCCCTTGGATAAGGATTCATCTATGAATTCCGCCCAATCGGGATACAGCGATTTAACCTTTAAAGATTCGCTGTCTGTCAGGCTCAATGTCTGTATCTGTTTTTTGGCGGATTCCACCATGTTTTGTGCGGATGCAGCCAATATGTAATCAGCGCTATAAGGTTGCGGTTCGTGATTCCATTCTTCCGATTCCATGATTTGTACAAATTCGGGGTCATCCATTCTGTAGGTAGGGAAGGAGTCCTTTGGGAAGAGGTTAACGAATTCTTCATGCAGCACTACTTTCGTGCCGTCTGCGTTGCTTCGCATTGTCGGCAAAGCCAACAATCCATGTTGGGTCAGCCATTCCACTGTAACGATTGTATATCTCATTGTCCAATTATATTAGTTAATACGTAATCAATTAATTCTTGCTCTGTGAATCCATCAGACTCTGTTGGTATGGAGTCAAAGGCTATGGAGTTGTAGAAGGCTAACTTAGCATAATAATTAACACTACGCCCATTGAAGAAGATAGGACTCTTCAAGGTATTATCAGAATTAGCTGTATCATTGACTAGTGTAATAGTATGTTTAACTCCCACCAATTCATGAGGCAGGATAGAATTATTTAAAACTCCATTTATATAACTTACACCATTTGGATTCATATAATTATAAGCAGGTTCGTTCCCGCCATTATAGATTGCAAATGGGTAAGTAGAATCTTCTTGTAACCTCTGTGAGAAAAACATCTTATTAGCTGTTATCGGATTGACAGTCATGAATAATATTTTTATTCCGCCAGCTAAATTTGCACCTCCGTAGTTATCTACACCATCTGTCACTAATGCACCGGGATATTCGGGTATCTG